GAAAGCTTTTATCAATATGCTCTTGAGCAGATTTGCGGAGGCAAGGCGGAGGCACGGAAGGCGGAGGGGGCCGGCATGTACGGCAACCCCAATTAGGAGGTCGGCGGGGGCGCGGTGCGATGCCCTGCCCCCCGCCTATGGCTTATTTCACTGTCGCCTTTTCCAACGTCGAGACTTTTCTTTCCGCCGCATCGAGCCGAATCTTTGCGGTAGCCAGCTCCCCCTTCAGCGCGTTGATTTCGCCCTCCAGGATCGCCAGGCGGTCAGGTGGTTGCGGGGCTTGTCCAAATCTCTCCGCGTGTTCCTCCGGCGTGCCGAAGGTTAAGAAATTCCCCTCGGTAATTCTGGCATCCTCGATAAGTAGCAAGCCTTGGGCTGTCTGTTCCGCGATTATCTTGTCTCTTGTGTCATCGGTGTATTGGATTTTGGTCATAATTGAGCCCTCCTTTTTATACCACTACAATGGCGGGGTCACACGGTAGCTGTGCTGCGTATAATTGTATGTTTCCAACCGCTCCACCCCGTGCACATTTACCCCATATTTGTAATTCATCCCCGGGAGCCCAGTCGGAAATATCCTCGCTAAAAATCACTGTGTTCTTGTCAGGTGCCGTGCGCACGGTGCCGACAGAAGAGCTGTTTCTGTAGATGCATGCGTATGCGGCGCTCGTGGTGTATGGTGGGACGGTGTCAGTGTATCCATGCAACGCAAATTTAATACGCAACGCGCCTGACCTCGGTATAGCAATTGCTAATACCTTTACATAGGAGCTTTCTTTAGGGAGCGGGTAACTGTTCTCATTACCGAAAATCAGCGCACTCCCAACTGTGTAATTGACGAGCTTTGAGGTTGTAATCGTCCCATCCACAGGAGCAGCCGCAGCCCACGTTCCATCCCCCCTTAAAAACTTGCCGGTGTCATCAGGAGCCTTTGGGACAAACCCGTGTTTGCTCGTCGAGACGTTGCCAGTTGTAACATCGGACAGGCTGAGGGCTGATTCGTCCAGCGCTCCCCACTCAGGCGCGTTGGCGTAGGAATTCATCCTCAATCCCTGTCCCGCCGACCCTTTACCCAGCCGCACCCATCCGTCCGCGCCCCGATACAGGATGTCCCCCTCCGCCGCCGATCCGATCATGTCCAACACATCGGTCAGGGTCAGGGCCGCGATATTCCCCGTCCTGCGCCCGATGATCCGGTTCTGGGCGACTGATACGGGGCCGGGGGCGTTGTCATCCACGGCGGCCAGGATCGTTTGGGCGTTGAACAGGGACTTGGCGATATAATCCGTCGCCGCCTCCGCAGCCATCGTACCCAGGGGCGACCCGGCACGGTAGGGAGTGACAATGCCGGATGTTACGTTTACTGAAAAAAGTGTTACCCATCCCGCAACAGCCGTGAATCGTTTTAACAGCTCCGTCGGCGTCCCGGACGTATCCCACCAAAGCATCCCCTCGGATGGGTTCGACGGAGCGGATGCGCCCCGGTTGCAATCCCCAATGGCCGCGAACATATTCTCAAGGGCTGCTTTAAGGATCGCCATCGTCAGCGGACTGCCCGGTACCTCGTATTTTTCAACTTGACTCATTTATTTACCTCCTTTTATTCCCCTGGTCGAGGCAACCCAATGTGCCGCCTGTCAATGCTACAAATCCGCGAATTTTATTTGCCATTAAATAACCTCCTTTGCGCCGTACGCCTTGGCGATACCTGTGATGTTCCTGGACACGGACGCGCCGCCGTTGGTGAAAACGATGTCGAACCCGCCCTCGTTCTTGTTGGTGATCTCGTAATAATCCCCCTCCTGCCCGTTGAGGATGGCAATACCGATCTCAGGCGGGACGGCAAAGGGGGAATCAAAAGAGATCCTCGTGCCGCCGACGGGGATTGTCTCGGCAAACGAGACGGTGCGGTCCTCCATATCCACCCCGATCACGACCCTGGTTATTACGGGGGTGATGCTCGGCGGCGTACCCTGCCCGTAGACGCGGAAACGGAATGCTCGCGCCGTGTAATCCCCGATGATAAACGGCATCCAATCGGACCATGCCGGTGTCCCGGCGGGATCGTCGTTTGTCGTGCTGATCTCAAGCCACGCATCCGTTTTACCCTCGACATCCCCGTACAGGTTGGGAATCGCGTACAGATCGTCGTGATCGTAGAGGTCGGACAGCAGATCGACGGCGACACAATCAATTTGAGCGGACACCCGGCTCGTGTAGACGGATACGAGGTCGATTGCGCCGAATGTGTAATGTCCGCTCTCGACGAGTGTTGCGTTGCCCTGAGATGTATCCAATATCAGCCGCAGCCCGCCCGACGACTCGAAATAAGCCAGACCGTCGGCGGTCCCCTCCCAAGGGGGCGACTCGATAGATGCGACGTAATTGAGCCCCGCCACCCGCGCAATGCTCGACGTAGCGACGGCGGCGACGGCGGACTCGCTGCCGGAGTAATCCACGCCCTTGATGAGATAGGAGCCGATCATGGCAGGAACGGTGATCGCGGTCGAGGATGCACTCGCCTTGGTGACCAGATCGACGGACCCCGCCCATGTCGCCCCAGACGTCAGCGGTGACCAGCGTATACGATAATGACTGAGGTCGGCGGCGATCAGGGGGTCCCATGACAGGTGGGCACCCGAGCTTATGATGTTGCATGCAAAACCGGTCACGTCGGCGGGGGGCTCCGATTGCCCGACAACTGTCTCGTACACGGATGCAGACCACGAGGATTTAGGCCCGTAGATTGATACGGATTGCGCCTGTATCTCGTAGGATTCGCCGTCGGAAACGGGGGACAAAATCGCCGTCGGGCTGTCTGCGTGCGCCTCCGCATAGCTCCACGGGGACGACTCGACATCCCGGTAACGCACGATGAATTTGTCCACGCGCATCGTCCCGGAGGCCTGCAGGGTGACAAATATCCGCGAGGTAATCCCGGTTGCCGTAATCAACAGTGCCGCCGTGCCGGATTCCACGCGGGTGATCTGCGGGGCCGGGGGCGCGATACGGCTTATGTCCATTGGCGACGTCGTCGAGGGGTTGAACGGGGGGATCGTCCCCTTGTCCGCATCGTAGATAGCTTCCCCGACATCGACAAGGATCAGCCTCGCCACGAGATCGTCCGCCCGCTCAATGCCTTTCACGAGCAGCTCGACGGTTTCCCTTTCCGCCTGCCCAAACATGGCCAGATCGCCCGCCTGAGGCCCGCTTGCCGTAGGGACGGGCGATTGGAACGTCAACTCCGACGTCTCGCCGACAACGGTATTGACGGAGAGCAGGAGGCTTGTATTGTCCGCATCCGCCAGACGGAAACGGCAGACGTAATTTTTACCCGCCTCCATCGACACTTTATCGTCGAGGACCACCCCCGTCGCGTTGTCGCCGTCCGTTGTGATCGACTTGACACGGCCATAGCCGGAGCCCCACAGCGGGACATCATGAGATATGCGGACCTTTGACCCCCTGCGGCAAACGAGATGCTCGTAATCCATGTACACGCTGTACGTTTCGGGCCTGAGCCGCGCCTGGGCGATATGATAGCGGCCAAACTTCCACGCCAGATCGGGACACGTGATCCCCGGAAACTCGATTGCCTCGAACAGGGTTGCGTTGACGGCGGAATAACCGTCATCATAGACGATCCGCTCATCCGTGTTCCACTCGTCGAGCTCGTTGTTAAACCGCACCCGGAACGCATGGGGGTGATGGTACAGGGTCTTTTCCGCCTGAAAACCCCAGGAATTCCGGGGGGAAATGTGTTGTACGACGGGCTTGTCGGCATCGTCCATCGTCACGCCCCATTTGCCGTCGGGCAGACAGGGTGCCGCACGAGCCGCCGCCGCAATATCCCCCAGAGTATCCCACACGGACGCCTGGAAATCCCGGACCATATTGAACTTGTACCCGCCCGCCTCGCAGAACTCGTAAAACTCCCCGAGATTATCATCGTTGATCTGCAACGAGGATCTTTTGCGGGCATTGGCGTTTGACGTGAGGACGAGTCGAAACAGTGCCGCCGGGTTGCTCGTGACGGCCTCCCCGCTCCACTTGCCCGTGATCTTATCCCAGACGGGCGCGTAGGACGACACGATCCCGCTCAGGTTGTCGATGATCCCCTGCAGCTGATCCGTTGCCTTGATCCTGATCGCCGTCATTGCCAGCGGGTGCGGGAACGGAACAGGTTTTGTCCCGATGAACGACCTCATGACGGACCAGGTGACGGTATCCAGATAATGATCGTCGGCAATGTCCCTCGTGATCCTGTTGAGACGGATCTCATACTGCTTCGCCGCATTCACCTTCCAGCGGAATCCACGCCGGATTGCCGATGTGGTTTTATCGGTGACGGTAAACGTGTGCGCTGCCGTCCAGGTTGCCGCCCCTATCTCCCTGTATTCGACGGACACGGTGACAGTGACGGCATATCGCTTGCCCTTTTTGTTGATAAGTAGGAGGCCGTGAGGAAAAAGGATGTCGACGCTCAGCTCCTTCGCTCCCGCCTTGGCTGTCCGGGTAATCGGCCCGTCGGCATGCACGAGCTCGATTCCGATTCCCTCCGTCTCGACGACATCAGGCATGAGGGTTAGGGGGGGATCGCCTTCCCGTCCTTCAACGGTTTCGATCTCGACCCCCTCGTAATTTTCAATTGGCGTGTCCCCGATCCTGATATTCTCGATTTTCAGCGGCCCGTACCCCCAGACAAACAGCATGCGGAGGTATTCATCATTCCCGAGCAGTTCCGTGTAGGGTTTCGTTCCGAGCGGGGGCACCATTTTGTGCCGCCCCAAAATAACGGGGACAGGATCGTAGGGTTTGATCTGGTTCCGCGCCCCCTGGATAAAATACGTGTCCGAATCAGAGTAGGACCTACTCTTTTGTGACGGCTGGCGGATCGGGGCGATTGCGTCAACGAGCAGCATTCCGGCGGTTGAAACAGCCGCTCCAACGACGGCCCCATAGCCTGCCGCCGCCGCGCCCTTGAGACCCAAAGCCCCCGCGGTGCCCCATCCGCCAGCACCGCCCGCGTACCATGTAGCCGCAGCCGCCACGACAACAACGAGGATTGTCAGGATAGTGCGGAGGGGATTTTTCCCCCTGCCGCCGTGGACATGGGCGTGGATGAGGACATGGGCATCGGCGGGAGGGATCACATCCCATCGGGAGCGAGGAACGGGTACGCCGTCGATCTCTACGAGGACATCGTAATAGCGGCATGCGGGATGAGTGCCCGATACCTCGTACATCCGTGTGACGATCTGCATGATCGTGAGGCCTTCCGGGGCTTCCATGACCTTCGGGGCCAGGAACACGGACGGGCTGATTATGATCTGCCTGTCATCCTGCATAACGATAAAATCCCTCTATCCTGTGCCGCCATTCGAGGCCGGCGTACTCGTCAACCATTGTGTCCGTCCCTTCCAGGACGTGGAGCATGCGCCGCTTGTCGATGACGAGGCCGACATGCCACGCATATTCGCCGGTCCTGAGCATGACTACATCGTACAGCGCCGGGACCCCGACTTTCCTCCACTTGAGCTTTTCTTCCGCCATAGCACGGGCGACCCGTTTCAGGCAGCCGATTGTATTCCGGGAATAGATTCCCCTGATCCCCGGCAGATCAACCCCGAGGCGATCCCGGTAAACGAGACAGACGAGGCCGTAACAGTCCAAGCCGTCCCGATCCCGGCCATCAGGGAGAAACGGAATACCTATGTAATCATCGGTCCACATCAGAACACCCCCGGGAATCCCGACGGAGTGAACGTCCCGCAGGGGAATGGTTCGCGCATGAGCGTTTCCATCCTCAGTGTCCCCGAGATCGTCACGGAATCGTAGGTAATATCGGCCAGGAGGAACTCGGGCCATTGCGCCTCGACGGTATCGGGTGTGTTGTCCATGACGAGCTCTACCGTGACGGCCGGCGGGGATGAAATGGATCGGATCGTCTCGACGTACTGCCGGTGGATGTTGTCGATCTCGAGGGTGATGTCACCCGGTCCCGCCTCCGTTTCATCCGGCAATTTAATGCGGACGGGGAGGAACAAAAACGTATTCCCCCGCGATATGGTGCCGTAAACGACATCCGTGTCGGTGGTGTACTCCTCGATCCGCTGTGTTGGGTCCGTGCTGATCCTGATCGGCTCCGCAAGGGCATCATGGGTGATTGTCACCAGGGCAATGAGGACGCGCCCGGTTTCCTGTGCATATGCGGATTGTCGGAAATTGAGAGAAACGGACTGTGACATCAGGGCAATATCTCCAGGGACAGGGACAGGTTGAAATATCCGCTTTCCGCTGTCCATGACGGGACTTCGGTAAAACGTATTTCGACGGCGCTTTCCGGTTTTGTCGGGTCGTGCCACGAAAAACGCAGTGTCCCGGACAGAAGGATGTCGTCGTAAAATTCCCGGAACGTTGCGAGCTGCTCCCGAGTCAGAATCACGCCGCCCTTAACTTTTCGGGGTGCCGCTGTCGATCTGCGTCGGACTTTGGCCGGACCAACATCCATATTGGATCGCAACTGATTATCCCCCGGCGATTCCCCGTATCCGGCTATGAGCAAATCCTGAGGAAGGGTTGTAGGCCACGTCGGTACACTCATCTCTGTATCAATCCCTCCCGCGCGCCGAATGTCTGCCTCAGCACCCGATTGGAGCTGCTTCCTGCCTGTCCCATTTTTTTAGCGACGGCCTGGTCGATCATTACATCGAGCTGCAATCCCTGGGATGTCTCGGAATGTTGCGTTGACACATCGGAGCCGTTATTGTTGATGATGTTGATCTTGATGTTATTCCCGCCGCCGGATTTGACACCCAGGTCCCCGCCGGGTAGACGGGTCAGGGGCATAACCGCTTCCGGTCCCGCCTC